CAGCAATGCCTGTCATAATAGCAGGATCATCAATAAAGAACTTGTTAGTGCCGTAAATATTTTTAGCGTTGATCTCAGCTACTGTACCTTCTAGCTGTCTTTCAATAGCGCTTTGTGATTTAGCTGATGGACGAACACCATAAAAATTCTTTTGTTTAAGATCTTTAAGGATCTCGTCTGCTTGCTCAGACAAAACGTGAGGCATGTACGTAACACCTAGATCCCCTACCTCTACGCCTGCGGCTCTTTGTTCTTCAAGTAGTTGTTTATTACGATCAATAATTTTTTGCTCAATCTTACCAATTTCATCAGGACTTAAATCTGCTGTTTCAATATCCTGAACGATCTTGCGTTTAAGCTCATCAACAGGGATGTTTGATTGCTTAGATAGTTTCTTTAGTTGGTTGTTCAAAGCCTTAGCATCTCGAACACCTTCGTTCTTAGCCTTGTCCCTAAGATAACGATAGTTATTATAAAGCTCTCGTGCCTTATCTACATCACCAGTAGTAACATTAAAAGATCTAAAGAGTTCGTTATCTGCTAGCTTAGAGGGTATTGTAGTTGCTCCAGGTACAGTTTCAATTGCAGCTTTAACAACTTTGTAAGGAGCACCACCAACAACATTCAAAGGATCTAATACCGCATCACCAGCAAAACCAAGAACAGCAGCCTTTACTGGATTAGCTTTACGAAATTCATCAGACAATAGTTCTTGTGTTGATGCTTTCTCTTCACCTTTAATACCACGCCCAGCAGCAGCCCTGATCCTAGCAGCTCCTTGCTCAGTAAAAGCAGCAGGCATTTCAATCTTACTAGGCTGAGAAGGTTGTTCTTTCTGAAGCTTACGTGCTTCTTTACTAGCGACGGCTACTGCTTGGAACGGGCGCTGTAGGTAATCTAGTGTGTCTAATAGGAAGTTACCTGTTGTACGCGCAGCAGACTTAACAGGCTCAGGAAGAGCGCCATAAGCTTCTGATATTTTTTCTCCAGCTACAGACGCAGCTTCTTTAACAGGCTCAGGAATAGCTTGAGAGATTGTTTCTATCGCAGCTTTGTTTGTCTGAGCAGTTAACGGATCTTGTACTGGTTGTTTAGGTGCATTAACTAAGTCCTTAACAACACGAAAGATAACCTCATCTGGAGTATTATCTGGAAATTCAAGGACACGACCGTCAGCTAGCTGTGCCTGTTTCATTTAATAGGGTTTCCTTTTTCATCAAACCTAAGAACACCAGGCTTAGAAGCTGCTGGAGCAGGCGTTGCAGGAACCTGAGCGCCTTCAGGAACTGGAGAGCGTAATGCTTGTTTCTGTGCTCCTGTAAGCGCAGGGTTCAGGGCGTTTGCTCCCGTAAGCGGAGCTGCTGGGTCCAGCTTATAGGCTTTAAACAACTCTATTGCTGCTTGTCTTTCTGCATTCCAGCGTTGAGCAGGTGTAAGTTTAGCATTATCTGCAACTTCCTTAGTTTCTTTTTGATACTTCTCAATCAAAGCTTTTTCTTTTCTTGCCTCAAGCTCCTCTTTTGCTTGTCGCCCTGTCCGCTCAATAGCACCTTGGCTACCAGCTGCAGTAATTGATTCATACTCTTTAAGAGCAGCTTGATTATTAGGGTCAGCTTGAATAATACGAGCAAGTTCTTGTAACCTAAACTCTGCTTGCTCTGGATTCTTTTTATAGAATTCAGTTGTTTTACGATTAGCTTCTAGCCCAGCAGATATACGTGCTCTATCTTCTGCTGATTGCTTTAGTGCTAAAGTGTCTTCAGAAATTTGTAGTTGTCTTTCAGCACGAACATCTTGAGCAGCTAGTCTCTGTGCTTGTTGGATCTGTGGTATTAAAGCAGTAGCTTCTTGGTACAGACCACGCTTCATCAGTTCTTCAGAGAAAGCTTTAAGCGTAGCTAGCGGGTCATCCATGTTAACACCACGAGCCTTGACTGCTTCTCCAGCTTCACGAATTGCTGAGTTCTTTTGTAGTCGTGGATCTTGAATACCGAACAGTTTACCAACACTAGTATTAAATCCTTGGGCTGTTTCCATTCCTTGAGAAGCAAGACCAGCATACTTACCAAGGTTTTGTGTTAGCTGTTGATTACGTAGTTGTTGCTCCATTCGCATCTTAGAGACAATATCTTCGTCACTTTGAGCGCCTACGCTTGTACCAAATAGTCCGATAGCCATGATTATCCTTTATACGAATAGACCGCCAATGGCAGTGCCAATTGCTTTGTTACGCTCTGATGCAACTTGAGCAGCAGCAATTTGAGCAAGTAAGTTTTCAGAAATACCCTGACCAGTGTATTGCCCAAGGAGACCACCACGTTGAGCAGCTGTGGTTGCCTGCATTTGACCAAGCTGGCCTCCAAGCTGAAGAGCCTGAATCTGCTGACCAGTAATAGTTGTTGGTACCTGTGCTGCTGCAACCCCTTGTTGAATAAGACCCGCACGTTGAGCCAAGGCTTCTTGAGGAGCAGCCAAAGCAAACTGTAGGTTCTGCTTCGCTATAGCGTCTTCTAGGGCTTTGAGTTCTGGTGCATACTCGCCCCCACCAGCACCTATGCCAAGCCTGCCTTGCGACAATAGACGGGCTTCCTGGGCAAGTCTAGAGCGTTGCTGCTCAGGAGACACAAGGCTTTCATACAGTTTCATTCTATCAGAAGCTATTTTGTCTAGGTCTGCAGTTCCTGCTTCAGTAAAGGAACCTTGTGCAGCTGTGCTAGCAGCATCAAATAATCCTTTACCATCAGCTGTCAGAGAAGAAGAAACAAAACCGGTGCCTCTTGGCATGCTTGTATACTCAGGAGAGTTACGAAGCTGTTCTGCAATCTGCTGTGAACTAAATCCTTTTTCGTCATAGAACTTTAAACCACCAGGATCAGGAGCACGACCAAAAATATCTTGATAGATCTGAGCTACTTCAGCTGCAGTTGCATCATTCTTAGTATCGTACTGGCGATTAAGATCACCGCCTGCAGGACGACTAGTCGTAAACAACCCAGTAGATACGCCATAAGGAGTAAAGCTTACATCTCTAGATACATCTTTACCTAATTGAGAATAGTCTTTTTGAGCCTGTGCTCCAAGACTCTTAAGTGTATTGATTTCATTTTCAGTTAAAGCGCCTGAAGTTAACGCACTAAGTAAAGGACCAGCTGCTGTGAGTTTAGCTAAGGTACCAGCATAATCAGAAACACCGGATACTCCTGATTCAAACAAGCTTTTAGCACCGCCTTTTAACTGATTAAGAAGTTCTTGACTAACAGCTTGTTTAGTTGTTGCGGTAATACCAGAGTACAATGTAGCGTCTGCTAGGGTACCAGTAAATAAATCACTAGCACCTAGTTTAGCAAGGTCAGCTGCAATCTCTGCAACCGTAGCACCAGTTGAAGCTAAGTTAGCAGCAGACGCAGCAGCAATAGGATCAACACCAGCCTGAGCCAAAATCTGTTGAATCTGGGCTGTGCTCATCTTCTGACTAGCTAGCTGTGCAGCATCAGACGCAATAAACTCAGCACCTGCAGAATCAGCACCAGGTACAAATAGCTTAGATGGATCTGAAAAGAACGAGTCTGCTCCGATATAAGACCCATCAAAAATACCGAGACTAGATCCTATAGCGTAACCAGAAGCAGCAAGAGCAGCAATTTTAGTAGCCCCTCCTACAACCTTAGCAAAGTTAGACAGCTCGTTCTTCTCCATGTTCCACGTGCCAAGGGGGTTACCATTAGCATCTACTGCTTCAAAGGGAAGATACCGTTTACCGTCTCTTGAAATAACTTCAGAAGGAGTAGCAACTAGCCATGATGTTCCTGCTGGGCCTGTACCAACAGGGTAGTCAGATGCTTTAAACAGCTCTACTCGTTTGCCTGTTTGTGTGTCCGTAGCAAAGTATTTATCGGGTTCTTGTGCCTGATCCACATCAGCAGTAGGTGCTTTAACTGTTTCAAAGTTAGTATAACGTGCCTGCTTTGTTGTACCACCCCCAGTATTATTACCACCGCTGCCGCCACGATTAGCAAGCAGGCCCATAAACTCACTGACGTTTTGAGCAGCTACGTTTTCACCACCACTAACACCACCAGCAATAAAAGCTTCAATCTCTTGCGGGTCAATTCCTCTTGTTGGGCCTTGTTTAATATAGTTAGTCCAGAAGTCACGACCACCAGGATCAGCTTCTCGATTAAGAACTAGGCTATAAAGATCATCAACGGTGATAGCCATTAGTATGTACCTCCAGGGATAGTGCCACTAAACGTACCAGACACAGTAAGATTAGCTACGGTCACCGTACCAGTAAAGGTAGGACCAGCAGTATCTGACTTAGTAGCAATAGCAGTAGCAATGTTATTAAACTCTGTACTGAACTCAGTGCCTTTAATAACCTTAGAAGGGTTACCAGAAGCAAGAGAATCTTTAGTAGCAAAGTTAGTTGTAATTGTGTAATTAGCCATTACAGTGTCCGTCCTGTCTTAACATATATATCAATCTGTTGAACTGAAAGAGAATCATTTAGTACTTCTGCTTCAATACCAATCTGAAATACTCTACCAGTTCCACTGAATTGTTGGCGAATATTATTAATTAGAGTTCCTGTACCAAACTCACCGATGTTAAACTCTGCTACGTTGTACTCAGATACAGAGCTGCCAGCTAAGGCTGATTGACCAGAGTTATAATCTGTTTGATAATCAGTAGCCCACTTAATAAACACATTAGTGTTAGAGCCACCAATAAACAACACAGCTGCTTTCTTAAGTATTTTTAGGATTGATGGGTTTCCAGCATCCAAATGAGATGTGTAATATACAAACCTAAAAGAAGAGCCATTATCTGAGTTTCCTTGGTACTTAGCTACATAACCAGACCTAGCAAGTAAAAGATCTCTATTACGTAAAGAACATAAAGCTTTAGGCGCTAGTGACCAAGTAGTAGCTCTGAACGCTCCATCTTGTAGTTTACCTCTAGTATCAAAGATATAAGAGATATTGCTTTCTGACAAACTTAAAACATACATTGCATCTTTTTCATGATACACAGAGCGAATAGAATTAGTGCCGTTACCAATAACAGCAGTCAGCATTGTATCACGAACATTCTTAGATACATCAAAGATAGGTGCTGATTTCTCTTGGATAACACGACCAAGGCTACGAACTCCAGTATCAGACAAGAAAAGAATATCGCTTCCTATGTCTTGAATACTGTCTCTAGCAATACAACCAACACCATCAATTACTTCTACTAGTTGAATGTTGCTGGTAGGATCGTTCTCTGCGCCTTGATAAACAAGAATAGATTTTTTACAAAAGACAATAAAGTAACCGTTAAATGCCGCTAGCGCGGTGATCTCATCAGTGCCATTAGTCAGTGACTTCTCAATGTTTAATGAACTAGCAGTACCGCCAGTAAAGTCATAACCAATCAGCAGATCAGACCAGTAAACAGTGGTCTTGTTAAGGTTAGTCCTGGCAATCCACATCCTACCATAAGCACTGGTAGCACACCCTACCTGAGTAACACCAGTAGGCAGAGCACTGTGAGCAGAAACTAATTCCCACCCAGCATGGCTAACATGATTAATGATAGGAGCAGCGCCATCATGAAATAAGTAGACATCATTATTAAAACTTAATGCTTGCCAATAGTCATCAGCTGGTGCAGATGCAATAGTGTACTCAGTAGTGCTTACACCAGTAGTAAGGTTAATGCTATATACAACACCACTTAAAACATAGTATACAGTAGTAGAACCAGTAGAAGTTACGTGTTCATGAATACAACCAGGTTCTCCAGTAAAAGCAGTACCGTTAACACTAACCCATCCTTTACGAGAACCAATACGACCATACTGATCAATAACAGCGTTATCTGCTAGTAGAGCAAACTCTTTACCAACAGACACGCTAGCTTCCTGTGTGTTGAGACCAGCAAAGCCTGGAGCTACAATTGATACTGGTTGAAGAGGAGCCGTAGGCATTACTTAAGTTCCCAAGTAATTTCGTCTTCGTAACGATTAGCTTCAATAGCAATTGCATTACCTACGGCTTTACGATATGCGTCTGCTTGAAGTTCAGAACCACGACCACCATCCTCACCACGCTCAATGATAGCTTTAAGCAGCGCTCCTTGAATTACTGCATCATAAGGAACTTTGAGTATATCACTATCGTTAGTAAGATCAGCTTGTGGTAAGACTACGTTAAACCTAATATCATAGACACCATTAGGGACAGGGTAAAGATCTACCTGTGTGTCGCCATTGTTATCGACACCATTAAAGCTATAATAGCGAGGCTGACTACGCTCCACGCCTGATCCAAGTAGAAACTGCTCATCCATCCACTTAGAGGACGCAGGTTGCATGAACCAATTGTTAGTGTCGTTAAGAACACTTAAGACACGGAAACGCTGACCCGAACCTACGAGAACGTAGTTAAACAAGTCAGCAGTAGTAACAGCACTTAAAGTAGTTCTAAGAGCATTCCAGTCCCAAGCATCTTCAACTTCTCTCTTTGTCTCATTAACATAATCACCAATAAGTTTAGAGTAAGATGATTGATTAACACTTAAGACTTCGTTCTCTCGAACCCTACGAAGCACTGCATTAACAAGTTCTAAGTATGTCATAGTAATAGTATACCATATTTTTAGGAAAAAGTCAAGTAGCTTACCACTTTTCTTTGTCTGCCCAATAAGCTGCTGACATCTTACCCTTAGCAATGTTAGAGGCATGACGAGACTTAAAGGACTCCCTGCGCTTACGATAAGCATCAGACTCTCCTGCCTTCTTAGGAGAACCTGACACACCTTGTTGTCCAAACCTAATGGTCTTTACTTTGTCACCTTCCTTAGCCACAACCACATGAGACTTAGTAGGATGATTAGGTGTACGCTTAGGCTTATTGTAGCCACTAACACCTGCTCTCTCAAGCCTTGGATCTTTAGACATTATCTATACCCCGCTGTCTTCTTAGCAATCTTCTTAGGCTGCTTTACAAACTGCTTGCCTGCCTTGTTACCCTCAGCCTTAGCCTTGTTGGTTGCAGCCTTTTCAGCAGGGCTTAGAGCCTTCCAAGCAGCATCAGGTAGGTAACGCTTCTTACCCTTACTAGGACTGCCGTCAGAGGTTCTCCACTTCTGTGCGGTCCAGTCCTTGAGTGATTGCTGTGGATCTTTCTTCATGACTTGTAACCACCGCCTTTAGCTTTGTACTCTCGCGCTAGCATCTGTGCCTTACGAGCAGACCACTCACCAGGATCACCTCCTTTGGAGCCAGCTTTGATTTTCTCAAACAGACGCTTACGCATTCCAGGCTGCGTGTAAACGCCTGCTTGATTAACTTTAGATTTAGATTTAGTAGCCACGCTTGACTTGCTTTGTCTTCATGGGCGAGGACTTCATTGCTTCTTTCTTCATGCACTTACCCATCTTCTTACACTTAGCAGGGGTAGGGCATCCAGCACAGGGTTTAAATTCTTTCATGTTAAGCTCCTCCGTTAACACCAATTGGTGATGTAATATCTACAGTTGCAATAACAGTCATAGCTCCTGCAGCTCCTAACTGGTAACGAATCTGATCACCAGCTTGCAGAATTACTTCTGCTCCGTTAAACAGAAGAAACTCTCCTGTCCCTAAGTTCTTACCACCTACAATATAAAACTCTGTGCTAGTAGAAGCATCATACCAGAACACACTAATACTGTTAGTAGATCCAGTGTTAACAATGTACAACAGCGTCCAGTCTGCAGTAATACCAGTAGGAACTGTGTAGGCTGTTACCTTGGTAGTGGTAGTAAGGTTAGCACCTATTGAACGCTTACGACTCATTCTTCTTCTTTCCTAACAGTTTCTGTACTGTGTCTGTTTCATAGATTCTTACTGCTGTCCACACAATGGTAAACAAAGCAGCTACAGCAGGAAGGATGTCGGCAAGTGTACCTACAACGGTAACAATAGATACACTATCTAAGACTTGCTTTGTGCCTTCTTGCATAGACATTTAAGCCACCACCGCAATCAGTTCTTCAACAGTCGTACAAGCAGCAATAGCAGCTTCCTTCGCAGCACAGGCAGAGATGATTGCCTGACGCTCTGCCACCACTTCAGCGGGGATGTCTACGCCTCTCTCAGCCTTGCGAATCACCATCCAGTCAGTAGCAGCTAGTTGACTGTTAGCAGCAGCTTTGACCTGTGCAATCCACTGAGACTTGAGCCCCTTAGTTACCAGTCGCTCGGAAGAGTCAACCATAGCAGGCTCACCGTCTACTTCACCGAGAATCTTCACATACATAGGATTACCGTCAGAGTCTACTTCTTCTCGGTCATTGAGAAGTTTAGGGTTGCCTACACCCCAGTAGAATCGCTGGTCGTAATGAGGCTCATCCTCTACCTCTACCACCCCAAGAGACTGACGAATCTCAGGGTTACGGAGGTTTGGATACTTAGTGCCATCAGCGCTTACAAATGGTGCGTCGATGTTGATGGGGTTACCGTTGAGTTGAAACATGATGTCTCCTATCGAGCGAGTGCGTATTTAAAGGGCGATTCAGCGAAGGCTGCGTAGATGTAGGTTCCACCGGAAGCATTAGTAGCCACACTGGTTCCACGAACCTTGAACCCGTTTGACAAAAAGTCAAATATATTTGTTGTAGATACCGATTCAGCGTCTGATGTATTTGGGGACAAAGGGACATCCATAAGGTTAGACGGCTCCCTGCCGTCATCATAAATGTTCCAGTTGTAGCCAGCAGTGTCTGTACGCTTCACCATTACAAACGCTGGCCTGAAGCCCAAGTACACAAAAGGCCCATCAGAACTTCCATTGCCTGTGTAGCTACCAAATGCTGAGTAGCCAGCAACAGGAGCGAAGCAGTAGGCGACATAATTAAACGATTGGTTAAAGTCTACTCCTAGGGTAAATACAGTAGAAGTTGGGCTGGTATTGTTCCAGTAACCGCTACTTGTAGCCTCTGCATCAGTTGTGTTTAGCGTAACTCGTTTTGTGTTGCCTAGAGAAGCATGATAAACAGACCAAGCAGAAGTCGCATTTCTGAACTTTAAAATAACCATGCTTGGTGTTGCGCCCAACCCATGTCCAACAGTTGCAGTTCCGCTTCCTGTGCCACTCCAAGTAACAATACTAAACCCACTGGTCGTATTCGCTGAGACTGTGCTGGTGATAGTACCTGC